GCAAGCTGGGTGACAAGCCTAGCTACAGTGTGAAGCCTGTGACGACCAAGACTGGTTCTATTGTTGGTGTTACTGAGCCGGGGGCTTTTGGTGGCCGGGTTTATTCTGGGCGTCCTGATATGAATCCTATGGCTCCTAAGAAGCAAGAGGATGACACTCCTGCTCCTGCTCCTGCTCCTAAGCCCAAGGTTGAGGAGCCTGTTGAAGAGGTTGTTCAGATGGGTAGTGACCGCAGGGCCACAACAAAGAACAGGCGTGGCGGTGGTCGCAGGACTTCTTTTGGCACAAGGGCTAGTCTGATTAACTTGAGAAATGTTAGATGAGCAAGACTCCGGCATGGCAGCGCAAGGAAGGACAGAATCCTCAAGGTGGCCTCAACGCTGCCGGACGCGCATCATACAAGCGGGAAACCGGCGGCACACTCAAAGCCCCAGTAAAGGGCAAGGCGAAGACACCGCAGAGCAAGAGGCGGCAGGGCAGCTTCTTGGTAAGGATGGGCAGCGCCAAGGGGCCGCTGATGAAGGATGGGAAGAAGACACGATTGAAGCTCTCACTAGAGGCATGGGGGCATCGTGGTGACAAGGCTAGTGCTGTACGCAAGGGTCGTTCTTTGTTAGCCTCTTACCAGAAGTCTAAGGAAAGGGCTAAGGCATGAAGTCAAAAGCAAGAACATTGATTGGCAAACAAGAGAGCAATCGTATCAATGCTCGATTGCAACCAGCAATTCAAAATTTAATATCGGGCAAAGATGATGTTAGTGGCGATGCTCTTACAAGCTCCGAAACAAAGCGGTATGTTAGAGACATTAAAAATGCCATAGACATTGGAATGATTAGCAGAACTAACGCAAGAGTTAAGTCTGCTCTTGCCGCTGCAATGAAATAAGGAACTGTGTGATGCCTAACGTAATGGGAAAGAAATACGCTTACACTCCTGCGGGAAAGAAGAAAGCCAAGAAGGCTGCTCGTTCTTTGCTGACTGCTGCACAGAAGAAGCTGCCGCAGGACTTGCAGGATAAGATTGCCAAGAGCAAGATGCGCAGTGCCTAAGTATCAGTTCAGAGACGGCACTCCGTATGATGGGCCGTATTTTATTATGCAGGACGGTAGGGTTCTGTCTGGTGCAACTTACACACGCAACTCAAAGCGTCTAGTGGAGATGGAAGATGGCGGTGAACGCAGCGGGAAATTACACGAAGCCAGCGTTGAGGAAGCGCCTATTCAACCGCGTAAAGCGCGAGGGAAAGGGCGGAAGCCCCGGTCAGTGGTCAGCAAGAAAAGCGCAAAGGCTAGCCCTGCTGTATAAAAAGGCTGGCGGTGGGTACACTAACTAAGGAGAAGAACATGCCTACAAAGAAAAAGGGAAAAGGTGGCAAGGGCGGTAAGGGCTATTAATCATGAAGCCACTAACCAAGCCACAAAAGAAAACATTATTGAAGCACTCAAAGCATCATACGACAAAACATATGAAGCTAATGAGAAAGCTTATGGGCAAAGGCAAGACATTTACTCAATCGCATAATGCCGCTCAAAAGCAAGTCGGCTCATAGTAAATGGCACTGGCAGCTTCACAGAAATCCCTAAGAGCATGGACGCGACAGAAATGGCGCACCAAGTCAGGGAAGCCTAGCACTCAGGGCAGCAAGGCTACTGGTGAGCGGTATCTCCCTGCTGCCGCCATCTCTGCCCTGAGTGACGAAGAGTATCGGCGCACCAGCCGGAAGAAACGCGCTGCCGTAAGGCAAGGCAAGCAGTTCTCAAAGCAACCTAAAAGCATTGCTAAAAAGACTGCGAGTTACAGATGAGTTTCCTGCACACACTTAAACCAGAAGAGCGAGAGATCCTGCGCAGGGTGGTGAAGAAAGTCCACCTTGTTCACCACCCGAAAGAGTTTGTTACTGACCGCGAGGCCGACAAGGTTATTGCGGCTATTGGTCCAGAGGTGGTTGATCGGATGATTAAGTTCGGCAAGGATCAGAAGGTTGACCAACTTTAGCTACAAGCCTGACGGCAACACCCTCAAAGCATTTATGAAAGACAATACGTTCTTTCGTGGCATCAGGGGTCCGGTAGGCTCTGGCAAGTCAGTTGCTTGTTGCGTTGAGGTCTTTCGCCGTGCGCTAGAGCAGAAGCCAAACAAGGATGGTGTTCGGCGCAGCCGGTGGGCAATCATCCGAAACACCAACCCACAGCTTAGAACAACGACAATCAAGACTTGGCTTGACTGGTTCCCAGAGGATCAGTGGGGCAAGTTTATGTGGTCGGTGCCATACACACACAACATCAGGCAAGCTGATCTGGAACTTGAGGTTATCTTCTTGGCCCTTGATCGCCCCGAAGATGTAAAGAAGCTGCTGTCTTTGGAACTTACTGGCATCTGGATTAACGAGGCCAGAGAAGTGCCAAAGTCTATTATTGATGCGTGTACTATGCGTGTGGGTCGTTTCCCTTCTATGCGTGAAGGTGGGCCATCATGGTCAGGTGTGATTGCTGATACCAATGCACCAGAGGAAGATCACTGGTGGCCCATTATGTCTGGCGAGGTGCCTGTTCCTGACCACATTCCTCACGAGCAAGCGCGTATGCTGGTCAAGCCAGACAACTGGAACTTCTATGTGCAGCCGTCTGGTATGCGTGAGAAGATAGATAAGAACGGCAATGTTCTGGACTACGAGTCAAATAAAGGCGCTGAGAACGCCAAGAACATGCTTGAGAGTTATTACTCAAACCTTATTCGAGGCAAAACTAAAAGCTGGATAGATGTCTATGTAATGAACCGTCTTGGCACTATCCAAGAGGGTAAGCCTGTTTATCCAATGTTTAATGGTGAGACACACATTGCTACTGAGGAAATACCGATTGCTGCTGGTATTCCATTGTACATTGGCATCGACTTTGGTTTGACACCGGCTGCTGTGTTCGGGCAGAAGGTACGCGGTAGGTGGCTAATCCAAGCTGAAATTGTAGCGATTGACATGGGCATTGTGCGTTTTGCTGAGATGCTGCGCCAAGAGATTGCTACTCGTTTTGGCGATCTTGATGTGCATATCTTTGGTGATCCGGCTGGAGATTTCCGTGCGCAAACCGATGAAAGCACACCGTTCCAGATTCTGCGCGGTGCTGGTCTACGCGCACAGCCTACACACAGCAACTCAGTAGATCTGCGTCTTGAGTCAGTGTCTAGTAATCTGAATAAGATGGTTGATGGTAAGCCAGCGTTCTTGATTGATCGTCGCTGTCCTACGCTCATTAAGGGATTCGAGGGTGGATATAGCTATAAGCGACTGCAAGTATCTGGTGAAAGGTTTGATGACAAGCCTGAGAAAAATATGTATTCGCACATACATGATGCTCTGCAATATCTAATGTTGGGTGCCGGTGAGGGGCGTCAGCTTATCTCTGGTCAAAAGCCAGCAAGAGCATTTAACGCTAAGAAAGAGTTTGATGTCTTTGCTAGAAAGCCAAAGCAACAAAAACGCAGTGGCTTGTGGGCAAGGATGTAAGATGATACAGGTTAGTAAAGGAGACTGACATGTGCATTGGTGGCGGCTATAGAGGCCCAGCAGTAGATCCAGAAGCAGAAGCTGAACAGGAGCGTAGAAAAGAAGCTGCGCTTTCTGAGAAGCGTGAGCGTAAGCAAGAGGCTCTTGCTGAATCTGTAGAGGCTACAAGCAGGGGTTCTGGTCGTCGGTCTTTAATTACTGGCTCTGGCGGTGGCATGGGCTATTTCAATGAGTATAACAGATGATTGTAAATACTGACGCCGGACAAGCCACATACAGCAACGATAAACTTGCTGGCATGTACATGAAGAAATACGAAAAGGCAAAGTCTCTACGAGAGAACTTTGTCGATTTGTTTGAAGAGTGTTACGAGTATGCGCTGCCACAGAGGGAGTCGTTTTACTATGAATCAGTTGGTCAACGTCGAGATGATAAAATCTTTGATGAAACAGCCGTTGTCGGTGTTCAAGAGTTTGCATCACGCTTGCAGCAGGGTTTGGTTCCGAACTTTGCACGATGGGCAGACTTTCGTGCAGGATCTGAAGTCCCGTCTGAAACACGCGAAAGCGTCGATAATGAACTTGATGAAGTAACTGAATACGTCTTTGAGGTAATTCAGAACAGCAACTTTGGTCAGGAAGTGCATGAGTCATTCCTTGATCTGGCAGTTGGTACTGGTGTGTTGTCTGTATCTGAGGGGGATGCAATCAATCCGATTGTTTTCTCTGCTGTGCCACTTCCGCATGTAGTGCTGGATACTGGACCTGATGATCGCATCGATCATGTGTATCGTGAGCGTCAGGTACGCGCATCTGATGTGCCGTTGATGTACAAGCAAGCTAAGATTGGCAGCAAGCTACAGAACAAAATTAAGAACGCACCTGATGACAAGGTGAAGATTCTTGAGGTTGTGTGTAAGGATTACACAGTAAAGAACGATGAAGCCTATCTGTTTTACGCTATTGATTGCACAAACAAGGAAATAGTCAGAGAGGAGAAGTATCGTGGTGTGGGGTCAAATCCTTTTATTTGCTTCCGCTGGTCGAAGTGCAGCGGGGAAGTCTATGGACGCGGGCCTCTCATCAATGCGCTTAGCGCTATTAAGACTACTAATCTTACGATTGAGCTTATACTTGAGAATGCGCAAATGGCTATCTCAGGTATCTACCAAATGGAAGACGACGGAGTAGTAAACCCTGACACGATTAGTCTTGTGCCGGGTACTGTTATTCCAAAGGCTGCTGGCTCTCGTGGCCTTGAGCCTATTCGTGCAGCCGGTTCATTTGACGTAGCCAATCTTGTTCTATCTGATATGAGGCTAAATATTAAACGAGCCTTGTACAATGACATGCTTGGTAATCCTGATCGAACCCCAGCTTCTGCAACAGAAGTTGCAGAGCGTATGGCCGACCTGTCGCGTCGTATTGGTTCTGCTTTTGGGCGACTCCAAGCAGAGTTGGTACAACCTGTTCTTCAGCGTGTAGTTTACATCTTGAAGAAGCAGGGACGTATTGAACTGCCAACAATCAATGGCAGGGAAGTAAAGGTTCGTTCTGTATCGCCACTTGCACAGGCACAGGCAAACCAAGACATTACATCTGTGGCGCGTTGGCTTGAGTTAGTTCAAGCAACCTTTGGTCCACAAGTTGTGCAGATACTTATTGATTCAGAAGAAACAGCAGCATACCTCGGTAAGAAGTTTGGTGTGCCAGATTCATTGATCCGCGACCTTGAGGAACGCAGACAGCTTGTGGCCTTGGCACAACAGTATGCACAGACTCAACAGGGAGCAATGGGTGGCGCAGAACAAATACCTCAGTCTTGATGGCTATCAGCGTGGTCGTCCAGATGATGAGAAGATAAGCATCAACATAGCTGCCTTGTTCAAAGATGAACTTGGCAAAGATGTGTTGAAGTATCTTAGATCAATCACAATAGAAGCAGTTAATGGCGCAGCAGTAACTGATGCGGAGTTGCGTCATATGGAGGGGCAGCGGTACATCGTGGGCCTAATAGAGTCGCGCATCCGGCATGGTCAAAAGGTGAAATCAAATGAATGAAGTAGAAGCAACAGCAGAAGACTCTGGCATTGTAACCGAGGGTGGCAATCCATTGATGGAGCCAGAAGCGGCACCCGATCCGCTTGCTGCGCTGCCTGAGAAGTTTAAGTCTATCGATGATCTGGTTGAGTCCTACTCTAATCTTGAGAGCAAGATTGGTGCTAAGGAAGAAACATTCCGCGATCAGTTTATGAAAGAGATGGAAGAGCAAGCCTATGCGAACAGGCCAGCCGATGTTGGTGACTATGTTCTTCCCGATAGCATTGATGATGAAACAGCAACAGACAATGATTTGTTGCAGTGGTGGGCAAAGACTGCGTTTGAAAATGGCTACAGTCAGGATGAGTTTGCTGAAGGCATTGAGATGTATGCACAGGCAATCAATGCTGATGTCCCTGACTATGATGCAGAGGTTGCAAAGCTGGGCGACAATGCTAGTGCAAGGACTGAAGCGGCTAGTTTGTTTGCCAATCAGTTCTTTCCAGATGAAATGCTTGGTGCTGTAGAGCGTATGTGTGAGACGGCAGAAGGCATTATGGTGCTTGAGCATGTCATGGAAGCCATGCGTGAGGGTGGCCCATCAAACGGAGCGATTGAGGTTTCACGTGAAACAGAAGCTGATCTGCGTCAGAAGATGCTTGATCCACGTTATCACGATCCTGCGCGTAGAGATCCAACCTTTGTGAAAGAGGTTGATGATGGCTTCAAGCGTATATTCTCAAATGGCTAATGAGGTCATACGAGTTGGTAGGCTCTCGTTAATCAAAAGCCTACCCGAACATGCAGAGCGTGTTGCTGACAACATGCGCAAGGCTGATGTAAGGGAATGTTACATACACAACCTTACTCCACTTGAGGCTTTGACTGAGCCATTTGTTATTGATGGAGCAGTAACCTACACACTTAGGCTTGATGAAACGCCCATTGGTATGTGTGGAAATGTGCCAATAGATGATGTCCACGCTAGAATCTGGCTACTTGGTACTAACGGAATCAACTACAACTTTCGTCCGTTCTTACGCGGCTGTCGCGCAACGATTGATTTGTTGCAGGGTAGCTTTGCAAGCGTTGAAAACTATGTGCCAGTGGATCATCACGACACGATTATGTGGCTAAGTTGGTGTGGGTTTACCTTCGATGAAACTATGTATGAAATAAACAGTCACACCTTTATGCGATTTGAGCGTTGCGCTGTAGATAAAAATGATGGTATTGGTGAATTAAGTCGGCCTGTAATGCACTGAGCGACCCGCAAGGACAATCGCGTTGAGGATGCCAAACAGATAACCGTCAATGTGTAAACAACCTTTGAGGACTGTAAAATGGCGAACACTATTGATGTCGCATTCATTAAGCAGTTTGAGTCTGAGGTACACATGGCTTATCAGCGTATGGGTTCCAAACTGCGGAACACTGTGCGTATGGCAAACAATGTGACTGGCTCGACTGTTCGATTCCAAAAGATTGGTACTGGCACTGCTTCTACCAAATCACGCAACGGCAACGTAACCGCAATGGAACTGGCGCATACGCAAGTAGAAGCCACCATGGCTGACTTCTATGCTGCTGAGTACATTGACAAGCTGGATGAACTCAAGATCAACATCAACGAGCGTCAGGCTGTAGCGCAATCTGCTGCTGCCGCACTTGGGCGTAAGACTGATGACATCCTGTACACAGCAATGGACGCTGGCGCTAACTCAACTCAGATCCACGACGCATCATCTGCTCTTGAAAAAGCTGATCTGCTGTCACTGTTTGAGACATTTGGCACAGCAAACATTCCAGA